TTAAAGTTGTGCTGCGGGCTGCTCTTTAGGTGGTTGTTATGCTTGCTTGCATTGGTGCTGCTTGCGCATGAACTAATTGAAGCGGCTAAAACTAAAATAAAAATGATTTTTTTCATGTTATTGTGTGTTAAATTGTTTTGTGTGTGTGGTTAAGTTATGCTACTAATATCATAGCCATGATGCCGAACCATGCTGTAATTAAACAAGCGGCTAATACTACGCGGTTGTGTGTGGTGTTTGTGTTCATTGTGTGTGTTTTAAGTATGAAATATTTGTTGTTGTTTGATGGCACAATGATACGACCACTATACCCTTCAATCCATTGACCTAGATCAAGATAAAATATATATTTTTGGCCTACCTGTCAAGTCATACATATAAACTCTTGATCTAGATCAATTTTTTATATCAAATTTTATTCGTAACTGCCGCCCTGCCTAAAAATAAAAGTGTTGACCCGTCGCGCGGGTGAAATAAAAAAACATTGGTGTATCTACATACATAAAACATCGCATATATACATAAACTCATGCGACTGGGTTACAACGTTTGAGGCTCTCACGATTTGCAAAGTTGATCCTATCGCGCGGGTAAATTCTCATGCGCTATGACTCACCCCTATAAGAGCATAACAACTCGCTTCAATTCGCGCATTTGCACGTAATATAAACAAGTTTGTTTTTCTGCCCTCTCCCCACAATTAGGTTCACCCCTACCTTAAATTCCCTCACCCTTTCCCCATAAATTAGGCCGTCCTAATTAGTCCGCTTTGCTACGTGGCCGCGGGTTTGCGGGTGTCCTAGCTGCTGGTGTTTGGGTGTGCCTCGCCTCATGTTTTAGGTGTGCCTAATTACGCTATGTAGTTGAACGTCAATAGATTAGTAGTTGCCTCATGTATTGGTCTAAGTGGATGGGGGTAACTAGCTGTGTGTTAGTGTGTTGGGTATTAGTCCATGTATCTTTACTCTAGGTGAATAGTGTCAATGTATTGTCTATCAGTGTATTAAGTGTTCACGATGGTGTGCCTTACCTTCATACAAGAGCCAATGGAGGCCGCCCGCGTTTTAGTCCAGTGTACCTAAGTAGTTGAAAATGAGGCCACCCCCTGCGCAAAAAGTCGACTCGGAGCGGGGCGGAGGGAGGGAGGCGTGGGGGAGTCCCCTACTTGTAGTTAGGTCGTTGGGTATATGAAAATTGACTTCCCCTATACTAAGTTAGGTCATTCGATGCTTCAAAATCGACCTCTCTTATCCTTATTGAAGTCATTTGGTGTGTCGAGATTAGCGTTCAGCATGGTCAGAAACGTCAAAATATAGGGGTTTACGGCTTATTATTGGAAAGCTAGCCTTAAAACGGGAGTTGCGTGGTCGAAATGGTATAATTGATAATGAACTAGTTAGGTCAAATAAGTGCGGTTATCTCCCGTGGTGGATAAAAAAATATTATTGGAAAGCTATTATGGGAGTTATGGGCATAAAAAAAGCCCTCACGTTTTGTGTGAGAGCTTTCTTTTGGGTTGATATGGGGTTAGTCTACTACTATCCAGTCCTCTGCAAGGGTGTCGCTGCCGCTAGGTGACCATGTTTCGATATGGCCTCGTGTTGTTTTTACCCGCGAGAGGGGGTGGTTACGTGATTATCCTTGTGCGTATTGTACTTGTAAGAGGTTGCTTGTCTTGTTTTTATGCAAATAAACTGGACAACTAGTAACTCTTACCATGCTTGTGGGGTCTAGATTGGTTGTATGCTAGTTTAGCCGCGATGTGGGTTTGTATGTCTATTCCTCGGTAGCCGCAGTGGTCTAGCAGTCGGATAATGGCGTCAGCGATCTCGTCTTCGTATGTATCTTTTATGGTAGCTTTGAAAAGTCGTGCATACTCCTCGTTGTCTAGTTCTTTACCTTTTGAGTTTTCTATTTGGTTTTTTCTATCAATGAAGTAGTTGATGTCTGCTTGTTTACCCGCGCGGTCGGCTTCTAGTGCTTCTGACAATTCAGATACGATAAGCATGAGTGCTGTTGCGTTGTTTGGAGGGGTGTCGTAGAATCCTTTGTCTACGTTGCCTTGATGGATTGTCCATGCGAGGTCGTTGATGTCAAGTGTCATGTGTGATAAATTATATGTGATGTGATATAAAAGTTGAATAGGGGTGTTAATTATACGCGATTGGATATAATTATAGGATATGGATATTGTGTTTGCCTTTTAGGTGGTTAAAGGTCTTGGACTGGGCTATGCTTGAACTTATCCTTTGAGGGTTTACAAGTGAGGGGGATTCTAGCTCTATTTGTTCACCCGCGATGATGGGTAGCCCGTGGTCGGTATACGCTATTGGGAAGGCCGTAGGCACGTTGTTTATAACGTGGATAACTATGAATAGCGTGTGCGGGTATTTCTTCTTTTTAGAGAACGGGGCGCAGTCCTTTAGCTTTTGGTCAAGGTAGTCTTTTGTTTTCTCGTACCAAAAGTCATGGCCTTCAAAGGTTTTTGAGGTATTGAAGGAGGTAGAGAATGGGTTTGTCGAGGAAAAAAGTCTATTTGACGGCTGAGTTAGGGCAGCGCGAATGAACCTTTCGGCAAGGTTAGGCGGGAGGTGGGTGATAGCCCATGATATTTTTTGGGTAATGTCCATTGGTTACGGTTTTGCTAGTTTTTTCATAACCGACTCTCTGTTCAATGCAAATACATTTCCGTCAGCTAGCGCGATGTTAGCTAGCTCCTTGGTCACGCTTATGACTAAGAACGGATCGTCCTTTTTGATGTTAATGATTGGCTGTTCGTCTGAGTCTGAAATAAGCTGCGTTGTTTTGTAAGCGCCATACACTTTTTCTATCTCTATGTGATCTTGCTTTAGATGTGGGTATTTCCCATCTTTGGGTTTTTGGCGGAGGATTTCAATTGTTCGATGAGCCATCATACAAAGTTCTGTGAGGGACTCCGTTTCTTCAATGGACTTTGATAAGCGTTTGTTTGTCTGCTCAATTTTATCGTGGGCTTTTTGGATCATTTCGTCGAGTTCGTCCTCCATTCCGTCCATTTCTCCTAGTTTGGATTCAATGTCCTTTAATTTTCCATTAAGTTCTACGAAATCTTCATTTAGTTTGCAATGTTCAGTGAAATTACTTTGTATGAAATATTCATTAAATATTTCTCCTTCCCTAAGCGATTCTATGGTTCTAAGAAATTCCTTTCTTTTGATTTCATTGAATAAAACATAAAGTATTCCTAGGATTAGCATGGTTGCTAGGGTGATAAATGTTGTCATTGTTTTGTGTGTGTTTGGTGATTATAAATTTTTGTCAAGTAGTAATAAGGTGTTTTTCCAATTTTCTTTTGTTTTGAAATAAATATCCATTTCTTGCGGGCTTGCCTTTTCCCTATTCATGTAGATTGTAATTCCGTACAAGCTGGTGTCGTCTTTGAAGGCGTAGTACCCCGAAAAGTCGAGTTGATTAAAGGTAAAGGCCACTATGCCGTCTATGTAGACCTTTACCCTTCCGTTGTAGATTTTGAAGTCGTAAACGTGCTTTTTTACTTCGCTTTGGGGTTCATCACCTACTTTTAGCTTTGTTGTGCCTATTGTGTTCATTGTTCGTTGTGTTTTACCCGCGATAGGGGTAGTGGGTTAATGATTCCTTCCGACTCCAAGATAATCTCGGCCACACCCCAGTCTAACCTTCCTTCCAAGTCTTTAGGCGCACCTAAAGCAAGATGGTCAATGATAAGATCTGCTTCTTCGGGGGTAGAAACTAACTTGTGGGCGATAGCGATAGCCGCGATAATCGGTTTGGCTTCGGGGCGCAGCTTCCCGTCTATGTGGGAAGTGCCTTCGTTGCGTATGAATACGCTTAGTTGTATGATTGGCATGAAAAGAAAAATGAAATAAGGTAAATAATTATATACATGGCAAAAAGGAGTTTTCCTGTACTGTAAAAGTATTTTTCGGGAAAATGATTTGAGGTGTGGTATATTGGTCTTCCGAGCATTTGATTTAGCAGCGGCCAAAATATCATTCCCCTAACCGACGCTCCAAGAGGCAAGAACCAATAGTTGTTTTGAAGGACAGAAAGTGTTAGGTAAAACGCGAAAAACGTCCATGCGGAAACAATGTGCCACATTTTGTTCCACTTTTTCACTAGTTCATGGTCTTTTGACTGCGATTTTATTACCGCGTAGTCGTGCAAGGCTTCCATAACATGGATGATTATAGCCGCGACTACCACTATAAGTGTTTCTTTCATAATGAAGCAAATCTATGTAATTGTTTTTGGTTTGTAAAGCCAAAATATGCTAATTTTGTAGTATTATAATAATGAGCAATGCAAATATCCATATCGGACAAGGCAGTTGATACGTGTGTCGACTTAGCCACTATTATAGGCGTTGGAATTGCGGGATGGGGCAACACCATTCACGTAGTGATAGCCTCGCTTGTTGGTGTTACGCTCATTATAAAGAATTTCTATGACATCCTTATTAAACGCGAGGAGAAACGTAGAATACAAATAGAAAACAAGAGAAATGAAAAAAATATTATCCTACCTTGAACGCAATGATGGCATTTGGTCAATACCAGTGTCATTTATCATCCTCATTGGAGGTAATATGGCACTCAACAGATACTTCGGAGAACCTATACTATCCTTAGAGTATGTTCAGCCGCTTTTCATGGTGGCCCTTGTTATGGTGTGTTTGAATACTATTGCTTATCTTGGGTGTAACTTAAACCAAAGGTGGTTACAAAGATATTTTTACTCTGAGCAGTCCTCTATTGATCTTCATAGGCAAGGTGCAAGTGCTTTGACTCGGATTTTGGTCTATTTGTCGGTTTACTTCGTTTATTTGCTTATTGGATTGTTCTTGTTCATCTATTTTAGCGATCTTTGGTTTACTTCATAAGCGTTGATTGCCTTAAAAATCTCATAGGCAACTTGCGGCACTATTGCGTTTCCGTAGGCTTTGATTGATTCGTTTCTCCATTTAGAAAAGGTAATAGAGTCCAATTTTCGGGGAATCCCATCATTTCCTCCACAAACTGGGGGTTGAGTTGGGAATGAGCTGAAATCCCTTGCCTCAAAAGATGCCCCGCTATATTTTGTCTTTTGATTTGACTTGGAGGCAAGGTGCTGTTTGTATACTCTTGTAATGTTGGTGTCGGCATCAATCCCTCGTAAGCCATTTGTCTCAATTGATTCAAACTGCTCGGTACTGCTGTTTTGCCTTCTTGCTTCCTCCTCTCTAAAAACTTCGTCTTTTGTTCTTGGCTGAATGGGGTGTTCCAATCCGTTGTTGACGGTGTCGGCAATAATCCCGACCGTGCCATCGTTCCAATGTTCGTTGTTGTTTTGCCCACGTTCTTTGGGTTTCCACTCGCTACCATTCGCGCTCTCCATTCCGTGTAATCCTCCTCTATTTCTGTTGCCTTTGGCGTGGGCAACAAACCAAACTCGATCCCTTCGGTGGGGAGCGTCTTTGGCACAAGCTGGAAGTATAAACGGGAGGACTTCGTACCCACAAGCCTCCAAGTCAGCTTGCACCTCGTCGAATACCATTCCCCCGTTCCAATTAACAAGGCCGCGTACATTTTCGCCCACGACCCAACGCGGTTGAATCTCTCGAATTGCTCTAAGCATTTCGGGCCACAAGTGGCGTTCATCATCTTTTCCGAGCCGTTTTCCTGCTGTTGAGTAGGGCTGACAAGGAAAACCTCCGGTGAGAATATCAATTTTGTTTGCATAAATAGTAAAGTCTGTTTTTGTTATATCTCCGTGACCAGTTGCTTCGGGAAAGTGATGGCGCAATACTTTTTGGCCAAACTCATTCCATTCGCACCAAGCTATTGTTTCCCAACCTGCCCAACGTGCGGCAAGCGAGAAGCCTCCAATGCCTTCGAATAGTCCAATGTGTGTCATTATTTGCGAAATTAGGCTACATTTTGTATTTATGTTTGTCTTTTAACTACTTTTGTGAAAGTGAAAAAACTCCTAATAATATTGTTTTTGCTTTTACCCGCGATTTGTCTACCATACAATTGCGCGGTTGAGGATGCTATTACCGATATTGGTATAGACGAAAATGGAGGTAACAATCAAGGTTTTACCGATTGGGATTTTGAACTTGACATGAGGGATGCGGGGTGGAGGCGCGGTCATGCGTGGTGCGCCTATTCTGTAATCAAATGGTTTAACGCTTGTGGAATAATTCACTCAATTACGGGGTGGTCACCTACCTCTTACAATAAAAAAGACGTTATCTTTACCGATGGAGAGTATAAACAGACTTACGGGAAAGATGATGTAATGACTATGAGCCTATCTTATGACAAGTTCAAAAACGACAAGTCTAGGTACAAGGGTATTGGTCACGTAGGGATAGTTAAACGGCTTTATAGATCATCCGTAGTTTCCATAGAAGGAAACACCAATGATGCGGGCGATAGAGATTCAAGAACTGGTGATGGCGTTTACCAAAAAAGACGGCCACTAACACGAAACACACACATAACACGATGGAAAAAATACGAACTCTTAACTCCTTTGTCGCCATAAAGATACCCTACATAGTAAGGGATAAAATAGAATATGGTAGTCTTAAACTAGACCTTGAAACAACAAGCAAGTCGGGAGAGGAGTCTTTAGCCGTCACCCACGGGGTGGTGGTAGCCTTACCCGAAACAATGACTGACGTTCACAATCACGGGGTTACTGCTGAAATGAATTTAGAGGTGGGCGATAAGGTTTATTTTGATAAACTCTACTCAGCGGGGCATGGTAGAATAACAGGAAGAAGCGAAAAGGCGACTTATCAGACCTTATATGAAACCGAAGATGGTAAAGTATTGCTTGTTCCGTTTGGTGCTATCTATATGGCTGACAGGAACGGAGAACTTATTTCTTGCAATGACTTTGTAATAGGTTCGATAATTGAAAAGCCACAACACTTTTTGCAAATCAACAAAGAGTATTATAGAGATCGAATTTTAGTAGAAGCCGATTGTCCAAAGAATGTGACGTACCTTTCGGGTTTACCCGCGCCTTGGGTAGAGAAAGGAAAGATAGCCATTTGTGCACAAGACACCATTATTCCTATTCAAGATCACTATGAATCAAGACAGCTTTTTCGTATCAGACGTAGACAACTCGTGGGTACTGCCTGAGAGAAGGGAGATTGTCTTTCACGAAGATGATCCAAAGATCGATACTATCCGTATTCCGCTTCCCTCGGTAGAGGAGTGGTATTCTAAAATTCTAGGTAGAGAGGTTAGCCGCGATGAAGCACTTACATACGTGGATGGATATGACTTGCCTATAAAGGATCAAAAGTTCACCCACGCGGTGATACCAGAGAAGATTCAAAACATACACTCGGTCGTTTCTCAGAAAATGGGAAAAAAGATCGAGCAAGTGTCGGTGGATGACATTTACCAAGAGCTTGACAATAACCCGTTTCACTACGAAAAGGAAATTGTTTGGATTCAGCGCGAGATAAAGAGAAGGTTTTATGGTTATTGGTTTTACAAAAAGGGGCAGCCGACTTACATAAATAGTTGGGGTTACATGTTCTTTAACTATTGGTCTATTGAGAACGAGGGAAAGAATAACTCTAGGCCCGACTTTAGAGATTTTCACTGCCGCGTGTTTCATTCCCTTGAATGGTGTTATACCACACAAGATGGTGTGTTCAAGCATAAAGTGATGTATAAGGACGAGGGAAAGACAGTAAAGAGATACTTTAACTCTTACGATTCAGTAATGAACTTTTGTTCTTCTTTAGCCGCGAGAGGGGTGTCGTTTACCAAAAACCTCAATCAGTATTTTATTGTCGATATGGGCAAGAGAACGGTTCTTGGCGGCAACTATTATAAGGCAAGGCGTCATGGTCTTACTGCCGTACTTAACTGCGCTCAGTTCTGCGTGGCCACCGAAGCGCCCAATAGGAATACAACGGTATCGGGTTTAACGGAAGATTCGGTAGGGGAACTATTCAAGACCAAGGTAGTTCCTATCCTAGATAATATTCCGTTCTTTATGTGTCCTTCGAGGGCAAGAGAGAATCAAAATGTGGCCAATAGGGTTGTGTTTGACTATAAGCCCGAACAAAAGGCACTATGGAAAGCGGGGCAACTCCCTCCGCCTATCAATTCATCTATCCGTATGATTGGTAATCACCATACTGCCGTTGATGGAACGCGCCAATACTTTATGACCAAAGATGAATTTCTCAAAGTTCCTAAAGGTAAAGCATCGTCAGAGATAAACGAATGGCTTGCGGTATCTTCCAAGTGTTTGATGGACGGAGGTACAAGGTACATAGGTCTTATGGCTCTTGCCTCTACCGTTCCTAAGATGAAAGAAGGGGGTAATGAAGGGAAAGAACTTTCAGATCGTTCTCACTATGCCAATAGATCAGACAATGGGACTACACTAAGTGGTCAAGTGAATTTCTTTTTATCCGCGTACCACGGGCAACCCGACTTTATTGACGAGTACGGGGATGATGTTGTAGATGATCCGATAGAACCGATTGTTGACGGAGTAGGTAGGCCGATCACACAAGGGTCAAGGTCTTACTTTGACAATCAGATCAAGGCACTAGAAGAAGCTGGTGATATGAAAGGTATTGTCGAGCAGAAGCATTTATACCCTAGATACTTTGAGGAAGTTTGGGAGGAAGATAGAGAGGATAATGGTTTCCCGACTATTCGTATGGCCAATAGGATTAAACAACTCAAAGATGATCCTTATAGTGGCTACAAGCGAGGTGATTTTGAGTGGGTAACGGGAACGTATGGTAGAGTAAGGTTTGTAGACAACGAAGAAAGTGGAAAGTGGTACGTTTCATTGCATTTACCCGCAGGGGTTAATAGCCAATTCTTTCTTGACCCTTCAAGTGGATATTTGATGCCCGACCCAAGGCTACAAGGCAAGTTTTACATGGGAAGTGACCCGTTTAGGTTTAACAAGATGAACCATAGCGGGGGTAAAAAGTCCAAAGGTTCTCACGCTATCTTCTATGCCTATGATCCTATTCGAGATCATGCGGATATACCAAGAGAGAAATGGGTGAGTAACAAGTTTGTGGCCTCATACAACAACTATTGCGACTCGGTTGATGAATATGCTTGGGACGGGATAAAAGCTATGTTATTCTTTAGCGCAATGGCATACCCCGAAATAAGCGAGCCTAACTTCTTGCAATTTCTACAAAGAGAGAAGTTGTATAATTTCCTTCTTCATAACGTGTCCCCCGATGGTACTTTTGAAAAGACTGCGGGTGTTCACGCTACCGAGCCTAACAAGCAAGATATGTTCAAAGATATGATGACTTACTTCCACCAAAACGTGGAGTATGAGAATCACCCCGAAATTATCGAGGATTGGGTGCGACTAAGAGGTATTGACGACCTTACTAACCGAGATTTGGCCGCGGGTAGTGGATGGGCGTTCAAAGGCTCAAAGAGTTTGCACATGTCTATGCTTAAAGAGGAGGAGGAGCAAACCTTTATTGATAGTATTTTCCCTACCTATGAGGTTTAAGCCTTTAGTTTATCAATGATCTTTGATAACTCAACACTTACTACTTCTGAAATAACCGAAGGGGTGTTCGGTTTGAACTCGTTGTTTACTTTCTCTGACAATGTTTTAGCCGCGAAACGTGCCGAGGCAACCTTTTGTGACAACTCGTTGATTAGAACTGCTTGCGACTTAATCAATGTGTCTTTTTCCTCCTCAGAGATTGTGATAGCGGGGTTCTCAATAACTATGTCTAGGAACTCGCTTATTGCCCCGAACTGCTGAATAGATGCCTTTGCTAGCTTCTTTATAAGCTCGTCAACAATGTTTGTCACGTCACCCACGTATTCACCTTCCTTGACCTCAAAGAGTCTGTTTATGTGCGCCCCATGCTTTTTTACGATGGCTTTTGATAGCGCGGATGAATGAAACTTGACTTCTTGTTGCCAAAACTTGTTGTCGTTTTGAATTTCGTCTATGATGTAGACTTGAAGTTGTGATAAAATAAGGCATTGGAGAAGGTTGTTTGTTTCTCTTAATGCTTGTTGTTGTTCGGTCATGTGTGTGTTATGTGTTTGAAAAACAACCCGAAGCGGCAACTAAGCTATGATAAGTAGTTGGGTACTTCCGCTTCACGGTTATTTTATTGTTTTGTTTTGAAGTGACGCTCAAAAAAGTATTTTGGAATACTAGAATGGCCTAAATTTACAAGTGTTGACTTTCCTCCAGTGTTGTTTATTTGGTCAGACACTTTTTTTAGAGAGGGGTTAATGCTGCCCCAATTTTTATTGTTGTAAACCATAAAGGTATTTGAACCATAGTCTATTTTGGAATGTATTTGCTTTGTGCTAGGGTCTATCAATCCAATAAAGGCGTAATTCTTATTGTAGTTTTTTAATACGTCTAATCCACCCGCGCTAAAACCTATCAGTCCAGTGGTCTTGGGGTCAATGTTTTTTTTAACACTTGAAAGTGGTGTGCCATACGGAACTATATAAATTTCATATTCGCTCCACATACACTTTGGTATTTGTTTGCTCATCCATTCGGGTGTTGCGTAATACATTCCACCCCAAATGATTATTGTACAAAGCAAACTATTCATTTGATTTTTTATTTTAACATCGCAAATATATACGATTACAAAAGCGATTAAACACAAAAAAGGTTAAGGTATAATCGTTGGATATAACATTCTTCTCTCTGAAAAAGCCTTGATAGCATCTTCCATTCTTATACCCGCGTTTTGAGCGTTGATAGTAAACCTTACATATTCAAAGTTTTTAGCCGCGGCCTCATTCATAAGCAACTTTTCTAGGGCTTCTTGATACGCTTCTTGCGCCTTTGTTAACTCCTCACGAAGGTTTTTTAAGTCAGCCGCTTTCTCGGTGCTAGAACCCGTTAAAAGTCGTTGTGCTACGTTTGCCATTACAGCCAAATTGGTTTCAGCAACTAGCTTGTGGCCGTTGTCGTGGATAAGGCAAAAGGAAACAAAGCGTTTAGCCGCCCAGTCCTCGGATAAAAGGCAAAGTTGCTTCCATCCATCGTTGACCTCTCCCGATTCATCCATAGCCTCTACGTTTACTGCTTTTAGCGCCCATTGCTTTCTTTTATTAAGGTCGGGGATTTGAAGCGGTAAAGGAGAGTTGGGGGCGTACATATAGATCAAGTACCGAAGTGCTTTGTCGTTGTCCACAAGTGCAACTCCGTTTTGGTCTTTGGGCAAGTCTTCTTCGCTATCGAATATGTGAGCGAAGTCGCCTAGATCGGGGAACTCGTCTATACATTTTGTTGTTTCGGGGAGTAGGTCTACTCGGTATTTTATTCTGCTAAAGTCCATTATAAAAAGAGTATTAGTGTTTCAATAGCAAGCCCAATGGCTAATCCTACTGATACTTTACGCCATGTCTTTTTCTTTTTCTTTTCTTCATCCGCGGCTTCTAAAGCCTCTTTTGCTTTTTGCTCGGCACTAACGCGAAGATCAATCTCTCTTTGTATTTGCCCAACGCGGGTGCTATCAAGTACCTCATACACTTCTAGTGTGCGGTGAACGTCCCTTAATGCTCCTTCAAGGACTTCCATTTGTCTGCGTTGCTCAGCGATTCGAGAACTACGGGAGTATAGGGAAACGCTATCAGCTTCAATCTTGTTTTTAGCCGCCATGATGGCGCGCTTTTCTTCTTCGGTTTGGGTAAGTCCGACTATTGGACAAAAAAAAAGCAATAAAAGTGGTAATAGTAAATTTTTCATGGTTGTAATCCTCCGTTTTTGTATTTAGCAACAAGTTCTTTAATGGCTTTGTCGTACATTTTATCGACCTTTCTCGGTGAAGCCGTCTTAACGTCCGAGTAGTAGTCAATGTTGTCTTGAATGTCCTCTAATTCACGAATTAAGGCCTCTTGGTCTTGCTTTCTCCATAAAGGGATGCTATCAATAAGCAAATCTTTTGTTCGCTCCTTGGCGTTTAGGGTTTCAATTTCTTTTTTTAGCCCCGCAACCTCGCTCTCGTACTTCAATCTTTCTTCGATGTTTTTACCCCGTATATGGGAAACGTGAAGTATAGATAGCGCCACGATTAAAACGAAGGCCAGTGAACCGATAAGTATTTTATTACGCATGATTTTATTTGTAAATAGATTTCATAATTGATTACTCCCTCGCATTTTGCGCCCACAAATCTTCCAACGTGCTTCTTTCTCTCTTTTAAGTCGGGTAAAAGTTCAACAATTTCGGGTAGTTCCCACAAGGTTTTCTTCTTAATCCTCATGTCGCTCATTCTGATCTCGTAGTTTAAGGCCACTACTTTAGCGTAAATCTGAGCTGAAACTCGCTGCTTTACCACCCCTTTTTTGTTCTCGTACTTAAATCCCGTTTCTACTTTTCGCTCCGAACAGTTATCTAAAACGTCTTGCAGCAAAGATAGATTGACTATTCCCGATGCAAATTTAAGGTTTTGGGCGTTTTCTTTACCAATTAAAGAGCCGATTTTGTCGATAGGAAACTGCTTTTCACCAAGGGCAAGGACGTATTTTCTACATTCTTTGAGGTAGTCTTTATACTCCGTACTGGGCAAGAAGGTCGTTTTCATTGACAATGTTTTGGTCGTCTTTCTTGATGATCTTGGCGGTATGGATGATAAAGCTATTTCCCGCGAACTCTGAATCTTCGGTTGTCACCTTTACGATTGAGAACTTTTTAGGGGCGCTTATAATAAGATTTTGTTCTTCGGGGTCTTTGTCGAAGGCCTTGATTATTTCACATTTAACGTGTGGGTAGGTGGTATTCATTAGGAAAAGTGTAAAAAGGGGGAATTATTCCCCCGTTTTTGTGTTTGTGTGTGATTAAAATAACAACTCATCTTCCGTGTCAGAAGATTCGGGGCTGCTTGGTGGAACGTAAGCCGACGGCTTCTCGCTCGTTGGTTTTACACCTTGTGCCGCTGCGTTAATACGTGGGATCAAGGTATTTACCATAAGGTTTTCAAAGAACTCTTGGCGTTTGGTATCGTCCCACTCGGTTTTACCCTTAAACACCACTTGCTCCATTTGAGGGAGTCCGTTTGGTGCTTCTTTGGTAAAAGCCCAAGGAATGTTTACCGACTTGCCATCACTTCCTTTTTCGTCAGCATAAGACAAATAAAGCATTGTTTTTTTCTTGCCATCGTCCATAATTTTCATGTACGGAGAAAAGCGAACTTTCTTTGACACGTCAATGTTTGGAATACAAGTGAAGAACCCGCTTGAATAGCGACTTGACCACGGCATTTCAAGTGAATACAACACTCCATTGTCCTCAATGTCGATTTGGAGTTTGTCACCCCAATCGGTTGGGCGCTTACGTGCATCGCGGATAAATCCCGATACCGCAGGGTAATGAAGTTCGTAGAACGTCTTTGTCCCTTCCTTGTTTGTTTTCTTTACAGCGTTTGGCGTACCTTCTTGAACGCTCTTTGCGATTTTACCATCGCTAATTGATAGGTAATTTCTTTGGCTACCTCCACCATTTTCTAGTCCCATTGTTTGGAATTGTTTTAATTAATATGGATTTGACTATAACTTTGAGTGACAAATGTAATGTGATAATACATCGCTGCAACCTATTTAACACCTTTTGGCAATTTGAAATTCAAGCGTTTACTTAGTTTTGTACGCACAACACAAACACTATGTCAATCAAATTATTTCCAATGCAAGAGGTGGCCATTCAAAAAGGAATGGAATACTTCAACTCAACGCACAAAAAGGACGACAAGCCCGTTATCATGGTAGCCCCTACCGCTTACGGCAAGTCCATTATCATTTCTGAACTTGCTAGGCGAATAGGGAAAGTCCTTGTTATTCAGCCATCGAAAGAACTGCTTGAACAAAACTACTCAAAGCTAATTGCTTTAGGTGGGGAGGCAAGTATCTTCTCTGCTTCTATGGGGGTAAAAGAGATCGGTGATATTACCTATGCCACTATTGGTTCTATTAAGCAGTTGGCTGCTACATTTAAGCAAAGCGGGGTAAAATGCGTGATAGTTGATGAGGTACATTTGAGTCCAGTTGATAGCACGGCTATGTTTGGTGGTTTTATCCGCGAACTAGGGGTGAAAAAGGTCATTGGACTGACCGCTACTCCGTTTCGGCTTGGCAACTACTCCTCTTTTTTGTCTGAGGAAAGGTACTCGCAACTCAATATGCTCACTTCTAACAAAAAAGGGTGTGGTTATTTCAAAGATATTATTTATTGCTGCCAAATTCACGAGATAATAAGCGCAAAGCGTTGGTCGCCACTTGTTTACAATCACTATGACTTTGTTTCTACGTTGCTGCGAGTAAATTCTACGGGGGCTGAATACACCGATAAGTCCGTTGCCGATGCGTTTAAGGCTAATGACCTCGCGGGTAAAATCAGAAAGCATCTTAAAAAAACACCTAGCAAGCATATCCTAGTGTTTGTGCCAACAATTACCTCTGCCTATGAAATGTCTGAGCAGATAAAGGGATCAATGGTGGTTCATGGCGATCTTCCCAAGAAAGAACGGGACTGGGTTATAGCTAACTTTAGAAACGGAAAATGCCGAGTAGTGATAAACGTAAACGTGCTTTCAGTTGGATTTGATTACCCCGAAATAGACGAGATTGTTCTAGCAAGGCCAACTATGTCGCTTGCGTGGTTATATCAAGCTATTGGTAGGGGTACACGTATTCACGAAGGGAAGGAGAAGTGTATTATTTCTGACTTTGTGGGGGTGACAAAGAAGTTTGGCAAAATCGAGGACTTGGTTATTGAGCAGCGATTCGGCAATACTTGGGAGGTTTGGTCGGGTAATACCAAATTAAGTTCCGTTCCACTTGAAGAACTAGGGATAAATGAGTCTGACGTTGTTACCAAAGGGTTGCAAGTAGGTATGGTTATGCCTTTTGGCAAACACAAAGACGTTCCTATTGTGAAGCTACAAACTCAGTTTATGGCTTGGATGCTGGAGAACTTTGGGGGTTGGGCTGCTTATGGCAAGTTGAAGGAAGCGTTTATCGAAGAACTCACAAGGAGGGATAAGGCGTTTTAACTTTTATTAGCAAGTCTAATTGGGAAGAATTAACTAAATTTGTCTTGAATTTACACGCCAAACGTGGTGAGAAAATAAATTTTACGATTGGTTTCGTTATACGTTTTTTTTGATTAGATTTGCATTGTATAGTTCGTCCACTTTTAATGATTCTCTACCTTTAAAAGTGGCCGAACGAAAGATAAAAATCTTTTATAATTAGCCTTGCGAGTAGAGACGCGAGGCTTTTTTTATTCAAAAAATCATGTTTAATACAAGCAAAATGACATTGCGCGAAATTGGAATCGCGTACATTATCCATACGCAAGGCGGGGTGGATCAAGAAACATTGTCCGATCATTATGGTGCTTCGGACACCGAAATCAACGAAGTAGTAACTAAAATGGTAAATTAAGATGATAAATCATTTTTCAGCAGGAAACCATGTGTTACGGAAAGCATTGCAGCTCTCCCTAAAGGAAATGGCGGTTTTATGCGAGATAACTAGGTTGTCTTGGAACTCAAAGACTAACGGATGGTGCATTAAGTCGCGCAAAAATACAGCAGACTACTTAGACATACCAGTTAGGTCTGTTCAAGAGGTTATGAATGCACTTTACAATAAAGGATATATTGAATATCCCGAAGATATTGGTATTTCAGATTCAAGGGTTCGTTGTACCGAATTTATCTATGAAATACGTGAAATGGAGGACGTAACTTTTATTATGACTGACTCTTACGGACAATTGCACCTTGCTAGTTCTGACTTTTTTTCGAAAATAAAAAAGATCAATAAAGAGTACGATGATGCCCTTTTGAATAAATATTTATCCCAATCAGAGGGGGTGCGAATTTCGCATGGGGGGGTGCGAGATTCGCATGGGGGGGGTGCGAATTTCGCATACAATAAAGTTCATATTAAAAGTAATAATAAAGATATTTGTCAAAATTCGGATTTCGACAATTCGCTTTCGCAAGGGAGTATCGCTGAAAGCGATATGAGCTTGTCCAACAATGAGAGCATACAAGGCAATACTATTGGTTCTTCAATGGGTGTATGTAAAGAAAATGTACGAGAACAAATAGTAAGTGCGCCCTATGCACGCATAGGAGTTTCAAAAGAGCGACACGATGAGTTGAAAGAAACGTTTGAAGCGTTCCGAGTGGAGTACCGAAAATCAAACGGAAGCGTTATGGGTTTGGATAAGGAATTTGAAAATCTAAAAAAGCGTCACCCAAAAACATGGCATGAGGTTGTGCCGACCTTGCTTGATAAACTGAAAGATCAAAACGAACAACGTAAAGCGCAAAGAGAAGAACAAAAGTTTACTCCCGAACTTCCCATGCTATCGAGGTACGTTAAAGAACAAATGTGGGATCGCCACTACTACACAAGCACAAAGCAATCAGAACCGAAAAAGACAATCGCAAACTTTACCCCCGATCAATTAACATGAAAATATCAATTTATAACGGAGTTTTATCCAATACTGGTTATCAAATAGAACTTGTTGATGCCCTTGCTCGTATAAAAAACGGAAAGAGCAAAGACCGAATAACTCAACTCAGAGGTTGTAAGGATCAACTAGAGGCCGATGAAATCAAAAAGAAACTACCTGCGGTGACTTTTAGCGGCATATTTCACCCCACTCGGTCTGATGGCAACCAAATTGTAAAAAGCGGCTTTATAGTGCTTGATTTTGACAAATTAGACAACTTGCAAGAAAAGAAGGTTGAATTGTCTAGTTGGGAGTATTCGTATGCGGTTTGGATAAGTCCAAGCGGCAATGGATTAAAGGTTCTCGTAAAAGTGAGTGATCCCGATAAGCACCGAGATCATTTTAGGGCTATTCAAGAGCGTTGGCCTTTAGTGGATAGAACGGGGGTGAACCCTAGTCGATTATGTTTTGAGAGTTATGATCCCGAAATTTACATAAACGACAAAGCAAGTGTGTTTACCGAGGTGTTTGTTAGTCCTCATCAACAAGCGGTGGGTAAACTCAATAGTGAGGATAGTCACTTTCAGAAAATAGTAACATGGTTGTCAAGCCGAGGTGATGGTTTTCGCACTGGCGAAAGGAATAGTTATATCTACAAGCTAGCAAGTGCTTGTTGCCGACTAGGAATAGAACAAGGTTATGTTTTGAGTATGTGCCGTGGTTATGCTACGGGTACTTTTTCAATAAAGGAATGTGACAAAGCAGTAGAAAGCGCGTACAAAGGAAACGTGTTCGGTAGTGCTGAGTTCAAAAATGATCGGGTAAACGATATTACGACTAAAAAAGAGGTTGTTTTAGAGAACCTATCTTCTGAGGAGGAAGAAATGATGCAGCGAGATATTGTTCATTTGAGCGATATAGAAACCGTTGTAGATGAAAGCTATTACAATGGAATCCCAAACATTTTGGGCATTGGAGTTCCCGAAATAGATGAATTGTTTAAGATGAACCGAACGGAACTAACTGTAATAACAGGTTATGCAAATCACGGGAAGTCGGCATTTGCAAAATGGTATTACTTTATGAGGGCATTGAAATATGGTGAACGTGTTGCAATATTTGATCCCGAAGAATCTCCCGAAAAGTTTTTTAGGGATATGATTGGTATTTATTGCGGCCAATATATCCCCAAGGCGCATGGTAGATTGAGTGTTCCTAATTATGAAAAAGCCAAGAAATTCATAGGAGATCATTTTTTATACATTGATTCTAAGGTTGTTAGCCCTACACCAACGTACATAAAAGGGTTGTTTTTACGTGCTATTATGCTTCATAACGTTTCAACGGTTGTCATTGACCCGTTTAATCAACTAGCCAATAACTACCGAGATACGGGTGGTAGATCAGACAAGTACCTTGAAACGTTTTTGTCGGATATAAAAACATTTGCCAAAACCAATAATATTCACGTTCATATTGTGGCTCATCCTAGAAGTCCTCACCCAACAAGTAAGGATGCTTCGGGGAACTACCCAATACCCGACATGTATTCTATTGCCGATGGTGCAATGTGGGGAAATAAGTCGGACAACATTTTGGTGTATTACCGACCATTTTCAAATGACGGAAACAGCGAGTGTTCGCTTACCACAAGGAAAATAAAGGATCAAGAGAGTGTTGGTAAGATTGGAAACGTCAATTTAAGGTATAATTACATGAGGAAGCGATTTTTTATTGAGCGCAATGGTGTTTTAATAGACCCTATTCAAGAAATTTTTGATGGGCAAAATAAGCAAGTAGATATTGAATTTTCTGCTCCACTGCCAGCTGCCTTAACGCCTAACTCTGATTTTTTGACAAACGCATTTGGTCAATTAAAAAGCGATCACCCATCGGATGAATACCAAGATTTGTTTTAATACCTTTGCGGAATGAAATACATTAGACCCATAATTCAACTTGATGTTTTAATCGTTTACTTTTTAATTCACGCTGTGGTGATTGAGTTTTCACCCGCTGATAAGGTGGCGGATAGAAAGAAAAAGAACGGGCTATCTTACTTGTCATGGGAGAAGTGGAACATATTATTGTTGTACTATTTGCCGTGGGTTTGCTTGTTTTTTGCTGGGTGTTTTCCGTTTGTCGTTATGGGTATTTTGGCTATCTTTGTTTTGGTTTTAAGAGCGATTGAGCATATTGATTCGAAAATTATAAATTAATGGAACACACACCCTTTCGCGGAATATCCGCAGACACACTGAATTTGCCGCAAGACGTTTTTGATTTGCTAAAAGACAGCATGGCTATTAGCGCGGTTACGACAACTGTTCGTAAACGAAACAAGGCGTTATTTATTCGCACTTCGAATGGATTTCGGCAACAAAACATTCCGTACTTGGAACACATGACGTTGCCACAAACGGGAGCTACTCGTGATATGGCGGTAAACTTGCTTTATAACTTGGTTCATAGTGGGCTTTATGAGTATCAAGGCAAAGAGAGAGATGAGTTTGTTTTTGTTCGTTCTGAGCGTCAATACACTCCTCAGTTTATTGAGTATTTGAATACCGTTATTGGAAACTCGCCTACGTTTCAGCCGTCAAGCGAACTTCGCCTTTCGGTAAGTGAAACGGGTGAGAAGTGGATTCAAGGTTTGGATGAAACGCAAATTTTGCGAATAGCCAAAAAAGACAAGGTAACGGGTCGGTGGACTTACTTGAACACTGGTAGCTTCTCGGAAGTTGAAGGTATGCGTATTGTGCCGCAAGGTGCTGATATTCGCACACAAGCTAAGTTTGAAGCGTTCCCGTTCATTACTGAGGAGCAGTTTTACACTCTAAGTAACCACACCCGTACATTTGTGAATGTGGATCGTGATACCGAGCCATGTACGGCATTTGCTGATCTTGCCTTCTTTCCCAATGAAGATGGTAGTGGCCGCATTGACTTGGAGTTTTTGTACAACGAAAAGACGGATGCGGAATATTCTTTCCGTAATTATACCGCGCCTCGCGGGTGGTGGTCGCCATCATTTCGTTGGGAATGGGTGTTGTACAACGAGCAGCCGCTTCCCGACCACTTGTTTGACGGAGTAAACACAATGGAAGATACTATGGCTTCAATGTCGCAAATTGGCAACATGGGTCAAGTGGTTCAAGTGCATAAGGCACAAAATGATCCACAAGGCAAGACAATTAACTATGCTCCTATTGCAGAAGGTCAAGTGCCTCACTACAATCCCGAAACGCATACATTTTTCTACGATCCGACTAAGCAATGCACAATTGAAGGCCGAGTACGTTTGTTGCCACTAAATGGCGGCAAAGAAGCGACTTACGAAATGTACGTCAATGTCGCCACTGGCGAAATGGATAGATACTAAACGCTTTTCGCGTGAGCTGATTTTCTTCGGATAATCTTGAAAAAAAGATGCTGCCAATATTAATTGGTGGCATTTTTTTTCTACATTTGGTTTATGTAATTAATTCATTGAACCAACTAGAGATATATAAAAAATGGTCTAAGGTCTTTGCTCAACGCAAGGAGGCCACGGGAGAAGTCACTTTATACCCCGAAGATCAAGCGGAGTTATTACATGATATTCTAAATTCTAGGTTGTTTAATTACACTAAAATAAATGAGAACTGACTTATTGCATGACGAAAGGTTTTCGGTTTCCACAAGGATAACCTTGTTTGGTTTGATGCACGATGAGTTTAGATACAATGAGTCGGGTTACGTGGTTGATTATCGCGCTAGGCTTGAAAATAGAAAGCCAAAATTGAGCAAGGCTAAAAAGGAAGTTGAAGCGATTGAGGGTGTTTTGACGTTCTCTCCTCGCGGCAACAAACACATTGAGGTTCATTTTTTTATCCCATTGTGATAAACTTAGTTAATTTTCACTAATTTTGTGAAAAATTAACGCATGTTCTTGTTTCCAGACGACAATGTTTCAAAGGAGGAAAAGTCCAAAAAAGACTTTGGCTTGGGCGTATTGCGCGCTGCGGATCAGATTTCTAGGACAAATGCCTTTATTGGTACTTTTATGAACCCGCGAATGGTTCTAAGGGAGCAATATAGCGATGGCAACCAACCTGTTGAGATATACAAGAAATTGTTTTTAGGATCATCTTCGGCACAAGTGGCCGATGGCCGCGCAGATACGATGAGTGGCAATGATGGTCTTACGTCTTACGTGAATATCAATTGGGCTATTTACAATCCAATGGTGAAGCTAGTGTCGGTTCTTAGGTCGATGTTTAGCGCGCGTGATTACCGAGTAGAGGTTAAGAGTTTGGATAGAACCCACATGAATGAGAAGGCCGACAAGAAATGGCGTCTTTACACAAGGTCGGTGGCTACCAATGATTTGAGAGAGGAAATGGGGTTGCCTGTTCCCGCTTCTAATTTTCAACCCAAAGACATTCAAAGTTTAGAACTTGCTGATAAGTTAGGTTTTTTCAAGTTAGAACTTGAATCGACTTTAGAGAAGATTATTGAGCATGGTTTTGATATAAGCGATTGGCAGAAGCTACGTAGAAAGTTTCAGAAGAACACTATTGACCACCGCTTTAAGGTTGCAAAGGTAGAGTGTCACCCCGTGACGGGCGCGGCCATGTTCCGATGGGTAGACCCTAAAAAAGTAGTAATGCAATGGAATCCCGACAACTTGGGAGAAAACCCATTGTATATTGGTTTTTATGAGTCCGTACAAGTTAAGGAATTGGCCAATATTTTGTTGAATGAAGGTTATAGCGAAGAAGAAATAGATCAGCAATTAAAAAGAGCCGTAAGCGGACTGCATAGGAATGTGGACTTTGGCCTTAGAGAGGGTGTTTTTCCTTCATGGTACAATTTCACAGTTGAAGTTTTGCATTTGGAGTATGTTTCTACTGACTACTCTACTTACTACACGGGTAAAAACAAAGAGGGTAAGAAAAAGACGGTTCGTGCAAAATACAACGAGGACGGAAGTATTAAGGAGAACAAGTTTGAAGATGGCGAAACCATTGAGGTAAACAAAGATTTTCTTTATGAAGGGTCGTTTATTGTAGGCACTGACTTTTGCTATAATTGGGGTCTTTGCGAACACCAGCTTCGTAATAAAAAGAACAACGTAATGTACTCTTACGTTTGGGACTACCTAGAAGGTCGTTCTATGACTGAGCGCGCTATTTCAATACTAGACGACTTGCAAATGTGCGTGTACAAGTTACGCGCTGCCGTTGCTGCCGCTGCTCCAAAAGGTTACGATATAGACCTTGGTGAAACGGCTAACATTGTTGTTCAAGGTAAGACTTTGGACATTTTCGCTCTTATGAAAATTCATAGAGAAACGGGTATCAAGGTTCGCAAGACGGTTAAAAATCTTCAAGGTCAAAAGGAAAAGTTAAACCCGCTAGAGGAGAACGAGGGTGGTATTGGTCAGCAGATGAATGAGTGGTTGACTATGATTCAATCCAATATTGCATTGCTTTTTGATGAATTAGGCATACCTAATGTTTTGGCAGGTCAAGGCATACAAAGCGCTGAGAAAGCGGTTGGTGTTATCAATGCAGAGATAGGTGGCGCGGTAAACGCGACTTTTGATGAAGTAGAGAGCGAGTTGATATTTAAGAAAAGACTTGCAGAAGTTTTGGTAATGAAGGCTCGTGTTTTAATACGCTATGACGACAAAGTAGAGGACTACTATGAGGATTTGTTTGGTGAGTCTGCTATTGATAGCATTAAGTCAATAGACGGCTTAACCCTAGAGCAGTTAGGCATTACCATGACTCCACGTCCAACTGAGGCTGAGAAGGCTCAAATACTTCAAGATTGTATAGAGTTGACTAAGGCGGGTCGTGATGGGTTTATGCCGTTTACGCAATCTGACTTGGTAATGGTTCGTATGCTTTTGAATAATGACCAATTGGAACTTGCGACAATTTATATGTCCAAGACTATTGAGGAGAATAAAGCGAAACATTTGGCCGAGCAGCAAGCGGTTATTCAGAGCAATAGCGAGGCTCAGATGCAGTCGGCACAAGCGGCAACACAAAATGAACTTGCAATTATAAATGCCAAGGCCGAAGCCGAAGCGAGAATATTGCAAATGAAGATAGAACTTGAAGGTGCGATGAAAGAGAGGTTGCAAGCACAAAAAGGCGCTTTGGAACTAGAGCAGATCAAGACCGAGATCGCGGCTGAAATGACACTAGGCACTCAGATACGCAATCCGTTAGATTAGTAAAACACAAAACACACAAATATGGCAGAGAATAATCCGTACCAAGAATTGGTAAATGAGGGTGTAATGACCCAAGAAGAAATGAGCGCTAAGTTAGCGGAGGACAATAATAATACGCTAGCGCCCGTAGTCAATACGGATGAATCCGCAAACGAAGAAGTTGATGGTGGCGAATCTACTAACGACACTTCAAGCGATGATTTGACTGCTGATAGCGACAATAAGCCAAAAGAGCCTTTTTACAAGTCACTAGGGTACGAAAAGGATGATGATGTGGTTGCCGCGATCAATGAGTTCAAGGGTATGCAATCGCGGGTGAATGAAATTCAAAAGAGAGAGGCTGAGTTGACTGAAAAGGCAAGCGTTCTTTCCAAGTTTGAGAACCCGTATAGCCACGAAACAATCGGAAAGCTAGATAAGGCTTACGAGCAGTTGAAGATTGAGGATTTTGGCCTTTTAGGTAGAATTGTGGGCGCTACTCGTGAGAGCATCGCGGGTGATCCCATTCAAGCGATAGTGATAGGTAAGATTTTGAGTGATCCTACTATTTTAAGTGGCGGTATTACTTATCAAGATTTGATAGATATTGAAAAGGATATTAGAGATGATGTTGACTTGGATGACACAAACTCATTGGCGTTCAAAAGACTTACTATTGAGGCAAACCAAGCGTTAACAAAAATTAACACTTTTCAACAAAGTTTAGCGGACACAAAAGGCCGTTATACCTTTGCACACGAAGAAGCTAATGCGACTGCTAAACAGCGTGAAGATTTATTGCAAGGACTGACTCCAAAAGTGGAGGAACTGATGAAGTCGGGAAAGCAAAAGTTTTCCGTTGGTGATTATAGTTTGGACTTGTCCTTTTCAAAGGAAGAAGTTTCAGAGATCATCACGATGGCAAGCCGCATTGCGGTAGATAGAGGCATTAATATAAACACGGCAGAGGGAGTTAAGAAGTTGAATGAGATTGTACAATTGACTGCGAAGGGTGCAGCGGTACGAAGCTCAAACTACGAAAAGGCTCTTATCGAATCGGTTTACGCTAAGGCCAAAGAGGATTTAATCAAGGAAGATTCCTTGGGTAGACCCAACCCCCGAACACCCGCTACGGGAGGCAGCTCGGCAAAGAAGAAGTCTGAAAGTCAGGCGTACTTTGACAAGTTGCTAAAAGATGTGGGCAATTAATAAAACAAAAATCTAGAATAAAATGAATACTTCTGGTGAAATTACAAGTGGTTACCTCTCTGCTGCGGATTGGGTAACTCCACTATGGGCTAAAAAACTATACAAGCCCTATGGTGAACAAGGCGCAGATTTGATGTTGGAAATGTTGGCTCAACCAAACGGCTACGAGATTGTTGGAAACAACACGGGTGAGTGGTTTGAAGAAGATCGTTTCCACATGTATGCTGGTGTGAACGCTAACGTGGCTGCTCCTGGAGCAGGTCAGTCAATCAATTTTGTTATTCCCGCTTCTGAGGTTGATCCAACCACAGGCTTGGTTTACCCTGTTGTAGGCAATTTGATTATGCACTCTACAACAAAAGCACAATACATTATTGACTCTATTAACCAAACAACACGTGTTGTTCGTGCCGTTCCTACTTTGTCTACCACTAACCAAGCGTTGACTGCGGGTGACAAATTCATTGTTTACTCTGACTCTCGCGCGGAAGGTTCTGATGGCCCTAACGCTCAGTTCAGCGGTGTAACTAGCTACAATTGGAATACGCAAATTATCCGTACTTCTATGTTGGCAAGCGGAACTGTCTTGTCTACCGAATTGAAAGCGGTTGAAGGCGTAAATGGTGGTAGAGGTGGTACTTATGGTCAGTTCTATCGCGGTATGGAGTATCGCAACTTGTTGTACATGACTGGTGCGTTTATCTTCGGAGCAAAACAAAATAACCCTGATGTTGAAACTTTGAGTTTGTCTACTACCGATGGTTTGGACGTAAGCATTACTCAACGCGGTCAAAACATTGATACTTCGGGTGCTGACATTGACGAAACAAGTTTCTATGCTATGACTGACTTGCTTGAAACGCAAGGCGCTAACACGAACTACACTTTTTGGGGTTCTAAGAAGCGTGTAGACGAGATCGAGGTAAACTTCAAAGACTACTTAACTAACACTAACTTGGGCGCAACTGCTCAAATGTATGCCGAGTATGCTTTTGGTGATGCTACTAAGATCAAAGGTTTGGAAGCTACATTTGCGTTCAATCAGATCACTATTGGTGGTCGTAACTTCTTCATCCGTAAACTAGGTATCTTGAGCGATCCACGTACTTACAACATCGCGGGAGTGACTAACAATCCTTTCCAAGATTTGGCGTACTTGATCCCAATGGGTAAAACCGAGGTTAAGAACAACAAAGGTGCGGGTGTACTTGTTCCTTACGTTACTGTTAAAAACCATAGCTATGGCGGTTTTGATCGTTATATGCGTATTTGGGAAACGGGCGCGATGGCTAACAACAACAAGACTCGTAAAGATGAGTTGGTTGTTGACTGCTTGACCGATTGCGGTTATCAGTTTGCTGCTGTAAATCAGTTTGGCGCTTTCCGCTAGTCTGAATTAAAAATAATCAAAAGAGGGAGTGTATTGCTCCCTTTTTTGTTTTACTTTTGTGTAACATTACAAACATATAAAAAAGAGAAATATGATTTTCCTAAACAATGAACTGACTCCGATGGAGGAAAGTAAGCTAGCCCGATTGAAGCAGGTTTTTCCTTCTTTCTTTGAGGTTGGCGACAAGCAAAAGCCCGTTGCTTTACGCAACAATGAAGGCTTTTCATATAAGGCGAAAGTAGGCCGCGCGGGTGGCAACATGAAAGTTGTTGATCGTCCGAACGCGGGTGTACGTATTACAATGCGCGCACGATACTATGACGCTGAATACAAGAACAACGAAATTGTTGTTTCAAGTTCACCTCCGCAATTTGACTCAAAGGGCAATGCGAAGTTTGGTAAGAAAGATGGTTTGTCGATAGCTCATGGTACTGTTATCACTGATCCCGACCAATTGTATTTCTTGTATTTCTTCTATCCCAATATTTCCAATGGGGAGTGTGCAAAGAAAAGCCCAGTGCCTCAGTTTTCTTTTGTGATGGAAGAACTAGAGCAGAAGAACAGATTGAACAAAGCGGCTGAAAATGCACGTATTGTTTCAGCGATTGCTTCTGAATTGAGTGACGTGTCGGTTTCAGATATTTTACGCAAGTTGGACGTTCCTTCGTCTAATGATGCCTTGTCTAATAGAGATTTGTTGTTGTCAGAGTACAATACTGGAAGAAAGTCTGAGGTTTCGTCTATTGTTGATTCAGTTTTGTTGGTTATTTCCGAGCAAGGGAAGACGGCAAAAGTTGACGTTCAAGCGGTAGTAGAGGCGGCCATTGAAAACGGAAAGGTAAAGATCGAAGAAGGGAAGTTGTACATTTTGAAGAAAGATGGTACATTTTCGACTAAGGCTGACAAGTCTTTGAGTTCTGCGGAAGAAGATGAGCAGTTGCTAGAGGCAGTTGCTTATTTCAGTGATAATGAAAACAAATTAAATTTGATATTGTAACATGGAAAGCACCATTCGAATTGAGATAAACAAGACTACCAAGAAGTTTCGCTTGGTTGACATAACCAATTACGACTTGCAAGGCGTGGCTCTTACTACATTGAGCGCAAAGGGTCTTGGAACGCTGCGTTTCGCGGGTAATATTGTGGCTCAAAAACTGACCATTGTTGATCCGCTTGTAAATCTATCAACGGGAGCTACTACTTCCGCGTGGTTTGATTGCGTTCTTGATTCGGATGGTGCTATTGCCTATGGTGTTTACTCGATAGATGACTACTCGGTACGCACAGCAATTAGCAATGTGACTTGCGGTTCGGTAATTGCCGATAGCGAAGGTTTGGGTGGGTTTGTTCTTGATGACATAAACTTGACCAATGTGCTTGCTGCGGGTGATTCCATCACCATATCGAACTCATTGTCAGCAAATAATGGGGTAAAAACAATAACTAGCGTAGGGCTTTCAACAATTGATTCTATTTTGTTTGTAAGCCAAACGGTAAACGCGGAAACTCCAGTTGCTAGTTCAAAGGTGTCATTTGATATTACCAAAGTCACGGGCGCTGCTTCGGGTACTTACGCGGGATGCGAGGAGATCACATTGAGCGTTAGTTTTAATGCCGACTGCGAAAGAGGTTTGAACGGAAGTATTGTGGTTTTGGACACTACTAGTTACGGGGATCAAGAGGTTGTTTCTAGGCAATTAATTTTGATGTACCCTTCATGGACTAACACGCCAAACTTCACTTCCACGGATGGGGTAATTAATTTGTCGGCTATTGCCACGGGTACTTACACGATTACTTCGCAGTCTACTATTACTTTGACAAATGGAGATTTGCTCATTACCTATGTGGCTAGTTTGTCTGACGAGTATAAAGTAAGCTGTTCGGGTTCTCTTTGCGGCTTGTTGCCATGTATTCAGAACTTACTTCAAGTTCATGGTGCTGCGGTGAAAAACGGGTTTTCTCCATACCAATACTTTGTTGACTCGATCTTATTGAACTACGTTCAAGCAATTGAATACAAGAAGTGTGGTGAGTTTGATAAATACCAAGAAAGAGTAGACGCTATTGAGTCTTTACTTGACGCGAGCGGATGCGAGTGTTCATGCTGCGACAATGATGCGTTGTATTGGGTTATCAATATTGACCCCGAAGAAAACAACATTTTAGTCGAGCTTCAAGAGGAAGTGGCGGCAATATTTGTCATGCTAGATGATTTACAAAATCTAATCACTGGCACGGGAGGGATAGATGACCAAATAGCGGAGTTGGCTGCCGATATTACAACCAACACTAATCAAATAGGTTTGATTCTGAATTTTATATCCGACCTAAACACCTATGTAACCACGCAGTTTGGCCTTGTAAATACTTCGATCACCGAAATTAATGCAGATGTTGCTGAGAATACTTCTGATATTGCTACGAATACTGCGGATATTGCAACTAATACTACCGATATTGCTGATAGTCAAATAGCCATAGGTATAATTAGCTCTGAACAAGGCGTAATAAATGGTCAGATAACAGTAATTAATAATGAGATATCGACAATAAACTCAAATGCAGCTTCTCTTACATCAACTGTTGCGGGGCTAAGCACTCAGTTTGACACTTATTTCCCTGTTATTCAAGCGGACATTGTTGATTTGCAAAATGCCATTTTTGGCACGGGTGGAATAAACGATCAGATAGCGGCACTAAATTTAAGTGTGGCCTCTCTTTTATCAACTAGACCATTAGCGTATGTGGCTACAATAAGTCAAGTTGCTACCTCTGCTCCTGTATTGACTGCGGGGGTAAATCAAACGGGATCGAGTTTTACTGCTGCCCGCACGGGGATTGGTAACTACACCTTGACTTCTGCTGTTCCCTTTAATATGTCAGAAACTGTTGTTGCTCAAATAGCTACTACTAATATTTTTAAAAGAGTAACTGCTTACGTAGAAAGTTCAACGGTTATTCGTATTCAAACATTTGATAATGTTAGTGGAGCGCCCGAAGATAATGTGTTGCTTGATTCTAAAATTCATATTCAGATTTACCCATAATGACTAATTTAGGCGATATATTCAATCAAGTTGTCTTTCTTTTAGGGAAGGACAAGGTTGGTGGCTACGTTACTCCGTTGAATTTCAATGAGGCGGTGAAGCTAGTAAATAGTCAATACTTAGATGCTTTGGTTAACCAATTTGAGTTGACGAAAGAAGTGAGTAATTCGCTTAGAAATTTAATCAAGACAATAGGTGGGGCAAATAGCCTCCCTTTGTCTTTAGACGCTTATGGCTATGGTAATATACCAAGTGATCTCCGATATGAGGTTAGAAGCTCTTATAATCAGTTTTACAACAACAACTGCGCGGGTGAAAAGCAATATCGCTCCGTTACGTTTGTAAGCCAACACGAATGGGATCATAGACACGATGTAGAAATGTATCATCCGACCAAAGAAGAACCAATATGGTGTTTTGAGGATGGTAAAATAAGAGTTTCCCCTGCCTTATCTAGCTTTCAGTTTACTTACATACGAAACTCTGCCGTTCCTTATTTTGATTATGATATTATAGATAATGAACCCGTTTATTTGCCCGTTGGGGCTGTTCACGTGAATAGTAGTGTTTTACCCACGGGCACGCCAAGTGAGAGTGTTGAATTTGAGTTTCCAACTTCGGATTACCCCGAATTAGTTTCTCAACTTATCAAGTATTTTGCGGTTGGAAATAGAGAACAATTTAATTTACAAGCGGTAGTATGATAACGGCACGACAATTTAAGGAATTAGTACAAGATAGATTGGTGGGTGGCCCTGCCAAGGCGGATGAACGTAAGAGTTACCCGCTCCCTATGATTGCACGTATGATTGATATTGTACTGCCTTCATTTTTGATGAATAATCCCGATGCCATTAATGATATGGCGATGTCGGAAACACTTGCCCTTAGTGATGGCGCGACTAATGTGTCGTTGTCAAAAACTCCGATCATGGGGACTATGAGTTTTGTGGAGGTGAGTGACGACTTGGGGGTAGTAGAGGTTCGGGATATAGGCACGAATAAGGCCTTATCGCGTCTGAATCCGTCTAATAAGCGCGTAGTCGTGCTTAGTAGTGGTAAGTTGCTTTACGTTCATTTTAAACCAGTAGGATCGCTTGTGGCGACTTACGTTTCAAAGTTTAGTGAAATGGACGACAACGAGGCGGTTGACTTGAATGGAGAATCGGATATTTTTGACGTTTTATGCAAGGCTATACGTGCCAATGAGAAGTACATGAATGACAAAACAAATAACGACTTAATTGACCCTAGATAATGGAAGTAACTACACTTGGTAATATCATCATTTCGACTTTGTTCACGATGGGTCGTCCAACGGGCGGCAAGGATTATTCGTGGATGAAGCAACAAGCCATTGAGTTTATCAAGTTTCGCTTCCCACAAAACGGGTGTCTATTTTTGAACGTAGACTACGTAAAATTAAGCCCGTCTAATAAGGTTTACACTTTACCTGCCGAGGCTGTTTCGGTGACTAAAATCGGGTACTTGAAGGGCAATAGGGTGTATTCGTTGACGGTTGACAATACACTTGCGTTGCCGAACAATGTAGAATTTATGTGCGACGGCTATCCTAACTCTCAGCAAGTGGAGAATTTTTTTCCGAACTTTATGGGTAGTTTTAGTGCACCGAGTTATTCGAGTGCTACGGGTGGTAGAAATGTGAATTACTATCGTCAGAACGGGCGTCAAATCATTTTTAGCAATGAGATACCCGATGGCAAGTTGGTTATTGAGTATATTGGGATAAGTAATTTGAATGAGGGAACTATCATTGAACCCGCTTATGTACGGATGATAAAGATGTGGTTAATGCGGGAATACAATATTTACAAGGGCGATAAGTCTATGGTGGCATTTAACTCTGCTGAATATGAATCGGAGAGTTACAACGCAAACACGCTATTGTATAGTCCAATGCTGTCGGAGGCCACCGATGCGTTGCGGAGGGCAACTCACTTCTCTTTAGGGTGAGTATTCATGTGTTTGTGTGTGACCTCATGCCTTTTGGTATGGGGTTTTTTTGGCTAAAATTGGCTTTTGTTTTGTGGTGGGTTGAGAGTATGTTTGTCATATATTTCTAATTTTATAGATTCATTACTTTTATTGCGTTATTTTAACTAATTTTGTGTAAAATTCACAGAATATGGACCCAATGACAATGATGATGCTCGCAAAGGGAGTAAGTAAAGGTGTACCTGCTTTGGTGCAAGCGGGGCTAGGCACTTGGCAAGGTATAAAAGCGAATAAAATGGAGGAGGGTTTGGAAGACCCTATCTACGATATTCCCAAAAGTGCCGAAGAATCATTGGCATTAACGCAAGCCAACGCGGGTAGTAGAATGATGAGTGGTCAAGCCCAAGCACAACAAATGCTAGATCAGAACTACGCGAATACTTCTGAGGATATAATGCAGTCGGCAAGTTCAAGTAGTGATGCTTTGGGCGCTTTAGTTAAGGCTAATGCAAGTATGCAAGGCAGTCAGAACCAATTGAGTATGCAAGCAGCACAAGATTATGAGGCGCGTCAGCAAGATTTGGCGAGTGCTTTGGCAATAATGGCGGGTTATGAGGAGAAGAAGTGGAACAATGACGTGAAAGATAAGTTTGATCGTGATGCGGCAGCGATAAGTGCGATGAAAAACGCGGCTATACAAAATGTGTTTGGCGGTGTGAAGGGTATATCGGGGGCTTCGGGCGATATGATGGCCACGAAAGCTGGAGGAGAGAAAGGTTGGTTTGGTTAAAATACTAATAAATAAAAAACACCCGTATCTGAGCCAATTACCACTCCTTATCCACATTAAAAGCAATACAATATAATTAAAACTAAATGGCAACACCAAGTGCAGCAGTAGTTTTTCAAGGCCGTGATAACACGGGCGCGGCAGCGATAGTTGACTCTACGCAAGATACTTCCTTTATGGATAATATGCTTCAGAACATAGCTAAAGATGCTATGACTAGGCGTAAGGCTCAACAACAAGCCAAGGAGGATTTAAGAAGGGATATAGAGGAGCTTCAATATGATCCACTAGGCCAAGAGCCTTTGGACTTGGAGGGAGAAGAACTTGTTAAGGCTGCGGAGGATTACGCGGTAGAGGCCTATAAGAGAGGTAAAGACCCAATGGATATGACTACGGATGAAGGCCGTGAGTTTTTGAAGTTGAAGCGCAAGGCTCAGATGAACGCTATTCGCGGCAAAGGCGCGGTGAATTACTATAATCTAGCGATGAAGGGCGCGGGTAATGAAGATGTAGACCAAAAGAGATTGAACGCATGGATGAAGGGGTATCAAGATGTTAAGCCTAACGAGGGTGAAACGCTAGCGATGGCAAAAAGCAGATATGTAGAGCAAAACCCTTATGCCCCGATGAAGCCAGTGGGTGCTTATGACTTTGTAAAGACTATTTTACCTAATATTGGAAGGGAAAAGAAAGGTCTTGTTTCTGAGTTAAACAAGGAAAAAGTAATGGCTATTTTGCGGGATCAACTTATATCCCAAGAGGGTCAGAATATGGCTGCTCGAATGATGGAAGAAGCGGGGTTGGATTTTAATAATCCCGATGATGTAAATAAGTTCTTGGAGGAACAATACGTTTTAATTGAGGGTAAATTACCTCGTCAGCAAAATCAAGGCAGATCGTCTAGCGGTGGTGGTTCGGGGGATGGAAGTAAAGGCCCGTCATACGAGGAGACTTATTCTGATAGTGAAGAAATGATGCAAGATGGAAATAGTAACGCTATTCAATTGAAAGATTTACCCGCTGTGCCGATTAAGTTGGAAAACGGAGATACAGAGGTAGGTACTCCCATTGCGATTTTGAAAAGAAATGATGGGGAATTATATTTAGAATACCAAGTAAATATAGAAGGAGAAAACGTACTTCATTACGTCCCTTATCGTATGCACAGAGATGCTATAAAGAATATTTACAAGCGTGACATTGCGGAGCGCTTGACAAAGGGTACTGCGAAAAGCGAAAAGGCTGAAAAACCAAAAAGCGGTAAAGAAAGTAAGGTTTCAAAAGGAGGGGTTTCATTCACGGTAGAGGACTAAAATATTTTAATATACATGGCAAAGAAAGTAAAAGCAAACGGCAAAACATTTACGTTTGATGATAACGCAACCGACGAGCAAATTGGGGCTGCGTTGGATGAATATTTTGGTTCGCAAAAACCAGCGGGTGAAAAAAAAAAAGAACCCGTCAAATCAAAGCCTTATACGGGCGTTGGTTCGATGGATTATGGGGTTTCTTCAAATCCCTTGTTAAAGGGCGTTGAAACGGCTAAAGCAAAGGCGGCTAAACCCGCTGAGAAGCAACCCGTAAAAGAGAAGCAAGTTGGTGGTGACTGGTACGAATCAATGCGGCCTAAAAAGCCCGAAATTGACATAAAAGCACTGAACGCTGCTTATCAAAATAAGTATGCGAAAGAACTTGAAGTCTACCACGCTAATTCCCCTAAAAGATCAGACCAGTTCAATGTTAAAGAGATTGAAAATGGTGAGGCTAGCAAGGATATTCCGTCTAAGCTAAAAGCAGAAAATGATCGTAGGTTATACAATGAATCGCTTGTTCAAGATCAAGTCGATTATCTATGGAATACTGGCAACCAAGACGCGGCAAATCAAATAAAACAAGATTTTGATGAGTTAGCCAAGCAGCGTTTAAGTGGTGATTTAAGCCGTGGTCAACAAGAGAAGTACCGCGATATGATTATGAAGGCTCAGTCGTTTAAGAACAATGCGATTGAGAAAGAAATGTTCGTGATGGACCAGCGTTTTGGTGTCAAAGACTTTTACAAGCAAAACGGAGATAAGATACTCGAAATGAATAATATTTCAGAGCAACTTAATACCGAAACTGATCCCGCACGTAGAAATTCGTTGGAGGCTCAATATTCTGCTTTGAATGGTATTGTTAAATCTGAAATGACTAAGCGTGGATTGGACGCTGAAAAAATTAACACCTATTCAAATTTAGCGGAAAATTATGCCAACCCTCAAATCGCATTTAAGTCCTCTACTTTGAGTCAATTATCCGTTGAAGAATCGGATGAAGCAAGAGGCCGTGAAATTAAAAAGGCCGCTATTCAGAAAATAACGAACGCACCACTTACGCCCGCCACGATGCTTCAAAAATCGGCAGTGGCGGGTTATAACGTCTTAGAATCTTTTGGTGAAACGGTATTAGATGGTGTTGTTTCTATGGCGCAAGTACCTAAAGTTTTGGGTGATTTGCTTGGAGATACCGATAGTGATTGGGCGGATGAATTATATAGCAAGGCTGCGGGCGGAAAATCGGCTATAAAAGGCGAAATGGGAAGTCCCTTTGATGTTAATGAAGAAACACCCTTATATGTGCAATTGTCTAGATTATTTGGGTCGGCAACAGGGTCTATGGCGTTAATGGCTGGGGGTGGCCAAACAACTCAAATTTTAAGAAACACGACAAATGCTGCAAAGGCAGGTTCTTTTGGAACTACGATGCTTATGCAGATGGCTAATAATTATGAGGATGCTTTACGTGAGGGGATGGATCAGCAGGAAGCTGCATTATTTGGCACATTTAGTTCTATTTTGAGCGCAGCGGTTGAACAAATTGTTCCCGAAGGAACTCCTCCTATGAACATGATTAAACTTCGTGACGCCATTAAGCAAGGAGTAAGAGGCAAGGAACTTATGAGTGTGGCTAGAAACACAATGAATGAGTACGCTGGCAATATGGCGAAAGAGGGTTTTGTAGAAGAACCACTAGAACAATATGTGTCTGATATAAATAAGGCTGCTTTTGGATTCAATCCAAATGAGATATTTAATTCAAAAGACTATACCGATGCTGTTTTAGGCGGCTTAATGGTGAGTGGAGCTATGACTGCTTTTCGCGGTGGAAAACCAATGCCTTCAATGATTGCCGAGGCTATGTATGACGTTGCGGAGGTTAATGAGGCCAATTTGCCGCAAATGAGCAAGGATAATTTGGCACGTCAAAAAGAGCTACACGAAATACGTGTGGCGGCTGAAACATTACCCTCTTGGAATGGGTTAAGTAGAGAAGATAAGGTATTAGCTTTTGATGTTGCCCGTCAAAAGATGGATTTGGAAAGTGCAGCTAAAGTTTTAGGTACGGATGTATCTGAGGATGTTGCTAAACTTGATGATGAGTTTAAGTCTATTGTTGGTAGAAAAACCAAAGTTGACTTGGCGGGTGGTAAGCAAGAGTTCTCCGATGCGGAGGTAAAGGATTCACAACAAGAAGTTGAAAGATTGAGGGCGGAAGAACAAACCGAACTTGATTCTAAGATAGAGAACGCAGATCAATACAGAGTAGATGGCAAGGTAGATAGGGCTAAACTCACTAAGGAAGAAGATATAAAAGCCTTTGACGAGGTTTATGATAAGTACGATAAACTGATTACGCCTTTATTGCCGTCTGCTGAACAAGCGCAAGAGGTCGCGGCTGAACCCGAACAAGTCACTAAGGTTGTTGAAACACCACAAGAAGAAGTTGTGGTAGAGGCGCAAGCAAAAAGACAAGAAAGTTTTAGAAGTGCTGGCGAATTAGCTAAAAAAGAAGGCAATGCTAATGCTATTGCTGATGATTTATTGCAAAACGCAATAGTTGGAGATACTATAACTGATAAAAACGGGGAGGGATATGAGATAACCGAAACCAAAACAAGAAAGGATGGAAGTAAGGAAGTTGTATTAGTTCCTTTTGAATTGGTAGATGGTGAAAAAGATTATAATTATTCGGGGACTAAATTAATTTCAGACAACAACAAGGGTGCGGCTTCCGATTTATATGAGTTTTCTTACACTAACTCCAAAGGAGAAAGAGTTTCGGAAACATACATTTATAATGCAAAAAAAGATATTTTAGAGGCGGATGAATCTACACAAGAAGAAGTTGTGGTAGAGAAAAAAATTAGCGAGCAAACACCCATTGAGTTAAAAGATGTAGAGAGTACTGCTAAAGCGTTGGAAATAGCTAATAAAAATAAAGTAGAAAGATTTTATCCCGATGATAAAGTTATTTTAACTACCAAAGACGGCAAAGAAGTAGAAGTTAGTTTTAGAGGGTACAATGGAGAAAATAAAGCAGTTATTTTTGGTAGTCGTGGAAGTGGTATCAATCAAATGGAGGTTGATATATCTCAATTAAGGGCTAAAAGTAAATCAGATAAACTATCAAAAGAAGATAGAAAAGAATTATTATCCAAAATTGATTTTCAAGATAAAAATGCACCATCTTATAGTGAAGATTTTACCGACAAAGAATTGCAAGATTTATCAGTAAAATATCCAAAAGAAAGTAAATTAACAAATAAAGAGAAACAAGAACGTAATGATTTACAAATTGCAACAACTCCATTAAAAAGATGGCAAGAACAAGAGTATGGAGTAGACGACCCAAATGACCCTATAAATATAAGATTAGCCAAAGAACACGAAACGGCAATAAACAATATTATTACAAACGATAAATATTCTACATTAATCTCCGAAGCCTACCACAAAGCCAAGCAAGACGGTAGTAATCCCGAATTAGTAAAAGCAGTAGAATCCCTACTATCTAAAGAACAAACAAAAGTAGGTAGTGGTGTAGGGGGAGATGTGGATTTTACTGCAAAAGGTGGCAATAAAGCAGTAGATGATAAAGGTGAACCTTTAACCGTTTATCATGGCACAGGGGAGGATTTTAAAGACTTTGATGAATCAAGGCAAAATTCAGCAACAGGTCATGGGGATTTTGGGAAAGGATTTTACTTTTCGGCAAGTGAGGGTATTGGAAAGTACTATTCCCTAAAGTTTAAAAACAGGGTAGTTAAAAAATTTAATATCAATGTAAAAAACCCATTTGAAATAAATATTAAAGATGAAGTATTTGATGAAGGAACAAAAAAAGCACTTAAAAGTCTAAAATATATACAGGACTACGAAAGAGATATTATTAGGAAAGCAACAGATGGAGATGTAGATTTTGGGTATAAAAAAATAACTAAAGAAATTGGAGATAAAAGGTTTTCTGACATCCTTAAAGAAAATGGGTATGATGCAGTATTTGTTAATAGAACATTAGGTGGAGAAACTACCCCAAAAGCGGAAATTGTTGTTTTTGACAAATCACAAATCAAAGAACAAACAAAAGAAAAAAATGGAGGAGATAAAGCACTTACCGAAGATACAGCAGTACAAGGAAATGATGTTGTCGGGGATGAAGGAAGTGGAGGTGCGAACGCTCCTAGAACTGAAACCGATGGAGGTAATAGAGCGGTTGAAAGAGGGGTATTCGAGGCCGATGAGGAAATTGGACGAATCCTTTTCGGTGGAGATAGCGGACGGGGCGGTAAGGATGAGGGGCAAGACGGTATGGGTGGAGATTTATCACCACAAGATGTTCTCGGTGATCGGGGGCAAGAGGGAGATCGTGGAGAGCCTAATAATGTCGATGGGGGAGGCGATGTTTTGGAAGCTGGAGGAGATATCCAAGCACTTGAAGCAAAGGCCAAAAGCCTAAAGGGCAGTATTCAAGGGCGGGTGAATGACTTGTTATCCGATGTTGCTAGATACAACCGACTAGGCGTTAAGTCTAGGGCGTCAGAAGGCGCTAATAAACTTATGGGTGCTATTCAGAAAGAGGCTAAGAAGCTAGGGCTTGATTTTGGGTATTTGGGCGGTAAGGTTAAGATTACCAAAGATGGCAAAAGAGTTGCGCCAAGAGGCACTGTGAAGGCGGCTAGCGAAAACCAAGCGGTTTACAATAGAGCAAAGAATGATAGTAATAAGTCAGCGGATATGGCCGTTGCGGTTGCTTTAGCGGAAGGTGCAAAAGTACCTTCTCGTTTGTTTGGTGAGTTGACCATGCTTGACAAGGACTCTACCGAGTACAAAAAGGCAAAGAAAGCTGGTTGGATTTCCGAAACAATGGATGGTGATATTAGCAATATTACCGATAGGATGAATGAAACTTACGGAACTACATATACTCCCGATGAGGTAGCTAATGCCTTTGCTACTTACTTGGGTTATGGTTCTCGTGCTGCGGTAAAGAATGAGGTTATTCGCCTTCAAAAGGAGCAAGATAAAACTCTTTTGGAAGATGAGGGTAATCAAAGAGCAACATTTGAGGCTGAAAAGATAGTTGATGAAGCGGAGGCTGCGTATGACAAGAAACTTGCAGCCTTAAAGGCCGCGGGTGATGCTAAAAAAATAGCTGCACACGTAGAAGGCCGCAATGATTTTATAGAAAAAGAGATAACCCGTATTGCAAGTGGCGATAAGTTAGTTCCGATAGAGAACATAGATTCTTACGCTAAAAGGATTTTTGCTCAACGCGAGGATGCAAAGGACACAAGGGCTTATGATGTGATCCCCGATGAAGAACCATTTTCACTAGGTGGCGAGGACGCTCCTTTCCAAGAATCAGATGATCCGTTTGTAGAGGTTTTGAACACGTTTACCGACACTTACGATAAGGTTGGGTTAGTTGAAGCGGTCAAGGCGGCTAAGGCTTTCACCACGACCTTAAATGACGGTGGTGAGGCGCGTAAGAAGTTCTTGAAGTATTTGGAAGACAATAAGGAGTTCTTCTCCGCGGGTAAAAAGAAAGAGAAAAAGACCATTGTAGTAAAGAGTAGAGAGGGTTACAAAAAGGCTTTACGTGAACTCTTGCCACAAATAAGCGATGAAGATATTGAGAGATTGGCTGTTGTAGGCGATGCAATGGCGAAGTACGCAATGACTATTGATCCCGAAATGACAAGCGAAGATGCTTGGAGTGCGGTTCAAGGTGCTATGAGTAATGACATTGAGCAATTGGTTAATAAGTTGAATCAAGATAACAATAATGCGGAAAATAAGATAGCTCAAATACAAGAAACGACACGAGTTTTGCAAGAGGCAAATCTTGGATCAAAAATAGATGAACTTAAAAAATTAATTAGTAATGCAAAAGATCAATCTAACACCCGAACAGATAGCGGTGTTCAAGAAGTACAATCTCCCAGTCAACGAAAAGATGGCGCACCGAAGATCACCGAATCTGATAGAGTCGTTAATTCTGAGTCAACAAGGGAAGAATGGGATGGAAAAGGAAAAGATAATGGGAAGCGAGAGGTTCTACGCCGCAATGGCAAACCGCTAATAAAAAGGTTGTTTACGGGGCATAAAGTTGCCTTTAATAAATTTGATAGAACGTATAGAGGAACGGGTGTTCGGAATCAAGGTGGTGGCGTATTCTTTACCATAGACCCTATTTTTGCCGCTGATGCAGCAGAGAAGTCTGCTAATGGCGGCTACGCTTTTAATCCACAAACGCCAACCTACACACCATTTGTTAGCGAGGTTGAAATCACGGGTGACAATATGCTTTTTGCTAAAGAAGCGATCCCGAAAGAAGTAGTGAAGCAAATTGGTATAATCAACGGAATAGACCCGTCTAAGTACAAAACGTATGGTCAGTTCCTTGATGATTTGCAGCAAAGTTTTGTAGTAGATAAAAAGGATTTTTCTGATTTTATTGAAGCCCAAGACAAGGCCTCTGATGCTCTTAAGGAAAGGGGCATTACGGGTCACGTTGTTGATGGTAAGGAAATAGTTGTTTACGATGAGGGTGATGTTTCTAAGTCAACTCAAACACGTATATTCAAAAGCGATGAAGAACTTATTTCGTCCGCGTACCACCAAGCCAAGGAAACTGGCGATAATCCCCAATTAGTTGAGGCTGTTGAAAAGTTGATTAAGGATTTAACCCCCAATGACGGGCTAGAAAGATGGATAGGCGGCAACGAAATGTACGCGGGAAGTTCTATTCAAGATGTAAAAACGGGAGAGAAGGTCGTGTTAAGAGTTTTTCACGGCACTACTAATGAATTTGATGTGTTTGATAGTTCCGTTAAGGGAAATATTGAGGGTCATCTAGGGAAAGTAAATTATTTTACTTCCGACATACAAGATGCTAATGAAAATTATCTAGCAGAGGGCGCTGATATTACGAGTAGGGTTGAATCGAGAAAAGAACGGATAGAGCAAGACTTGGAAGATAAGTATGGCGACTTCTATAAGAACAAGGCTCAAATAACAAAAGACTATGGATATACAAGTAATCAATTAACTGCACTAGGTAGTTTTTCCGCACTAGCACAAGATATTGCTGAGAAAGAGTTAAAAGGAGGCGCTGAAAAAACACTTGAACTTTTTGTTAAACTAAACAATCCAGTTGTTCTTGGTGGTGATTCGCAATGGTTTGAAACAAGCAATATTAGCGATAGCGACATGGATGATGCTGCGGCTGAAATAGCCGAAGAATTTGGAATTTCAGAAGATGAGGCCAAAGAAGATTATAGTTTTGATATAAAACAAAGGGCAATAGAAAATACGGGCTACACCCCGCTTCACATTGACGCTTTAACAAAGGCGCTTCAAGATAATGGGTATGATGGCAACATTGCAAGTGAAATATTGGGTGATCTAGCTTATGAGGATTCTGTCGATCTTAACCAAATAGAAAAACTGATAAGAGGATATGAAATTTATGAGAACGAAGAAGGTGAATTAGCTTCCTCTCAGGTTATTGCTGATTTTTTTAAGAACTTGGGTTTTGACGGAATTATACTCACTGATGTTTCGGGCAGGTTTAAGAATATGGGGCTTGGGAAAACAACTTCTCACATTCAAGTTTTTGACGAGTTTAACAACCAAATTAAGTCTGCCACCGATAATTCGGGTGCGTTTTCCGAAGATACAAATAATATTTATCTTCAAGGAGTAAAAGGCGCTACTTCAATCGAACAAGGCATTACTGCTTATACCGAGGCTGCTGATATTTCGACTTTGATCCATGAACCCGCGCATAACTTCATGGGGCTTCTTGAACAAATGGCCGCCAATGGAAACCAAAAGGCAAAGGATCATCTTAAAACCATTAAAGAGTTTGGTGCTAGTGAGCAAGGGGAGAAGTTTTTTGATCGTTCCAAGAAGGCTGGTGAATCATGGACAAAAGGCAAAGAGTATGATCCAACTGATCCTACGTTCTTGCAAGAGTTGTTTGCCCGTAGTGCTGAAAAGTATTTCATGGAAGGGGAGAAAGCGGGTTTCTCAAAGAAAATGATGGAGGTATTTGATGCCTTTGCTAAGTTCTTGAAAGACTTGTACAAGGGAGCGTTGAATAGCCCCGAATATATCGAGCTTAGTCCTCAAATGAGGGATTTGTTTGATGCGCTTTACGACAAGACGGCTACTCGCAAGATAGATAGTAAGAACGTTACTCCTAAACTTCGTAATGTGATCCGCGCGTTCGTGGAGAACTCCAACTTGCCGCAAGCCGATAAGGACGCAATCGCTAATGACAAGCGAAATATGGCCGAAATATTCACCTTTGATGAAATGGAGGCGCTTGTAGATAGTTTGATAGCTGAAAATGGCATTGACGCGGTTTTAGACGAGGCTATGAAAGAGTATAGCGCGATACCACTAGAGTTGAAGTCGGTTGTTTATGGAAAGGCGCTAATTGACCTACGTGATAGAATAGCTAAAGCCAAGGGCGATGAAAAGGCCGACTTGCAACAAAGATATGAGGACGTGTATGAGATTCTTGCTAGAATAGGAAAAAAGGCTGGTTTTTACAATGCGTATATTGCTAGAATTTACTCGCAAGACCCTCGCGCTATTGCTAAGTCTATTTTGAAAAAGATCAAAAGGGAT